AATATTATTGCGGATGGCCGATGTGCACCACGTGTCCCTTGGAGTCCTAGAGGCTTTTAGTATAAATGGGACTCCAGGACTCCAGCAACAATAGACTTTTTGAGAGAGCTCTCCTGGAGTCCTGGCTCATATTTACAAATATGCCACGGAACCCTAATTCCTTTCGTTTACAGGCTAAAAATATTTTCTTGACATATCCTCAATGCGATGTTCCCAAAGATGAATTTCTTCAGTTGCTTCACAACCTACCGTGGTCGATCGTTAAACCGTCGTACATCCGAGTCGCCAGAGAGGAACATCGCGATGGGTTCCCGCACTTACACTGCCTCATACAATTATCTGGCAAGTCCAACATCAAGGATGCTAGATTTTTCGACATTACTCACCCCAGACGGTCAGCCTGTTTTCACCCAAACATTCAGGCTGCCAAAGACACCAACGCCGTCAAGAATTACATCACCAAAGAGGGTGATTATTGTGAATCCGGGAAATATAAGGTGTTTGGGGGGTCAAAATCAAATAAAGACGACGTCTACCATAACGCCGTCAATGCAGGAAGTGCGGGAGAGGCTCTCGACATTATAAAAGCTGGCGATCCTAGAACGTTCATCGTCAGTTACCATAACGTAAAGGCTAACATCGATCGCCTCTTTCAAAAGCCTCCCGAACCTTGGGTTCCGCCGTTCAGACTCTCGTCGTTTGTTAACGTCCCGGTTGATTTGCAAGAGTGGGCTGATCATTATTTCGGGAGGGGTTCCGCTGCGCGGCCAGAGAGACCTATTAGTATTATCGTCGAAGGGGAATCACGAACGGGCAAGACAATGTGGGCTCGTGCTTTAGGCCCACATAACTACTTGAGCGGTCATTTAGATTTCAATTCTAGGGTTTACTCCAATCATGTGGAGTATAACGTCATTGATGATGTCGCACCGCACTACCTAAAGCTAAAGCACTGGAAAGAATTGATTGGGGCCCAAAAGGATTGGCAGTCCAACTGTAAATATGGAAAGCCGGTTCAAATTAAAGGTGGTATCCCATCAATCGTGCTGTGCAATCCAGGAGAGGGGGGCAGCTATAAAGATTTCCTCGACAAAGAGGAAAATGCTGCACTGAGAGCTTGGACATTAAAAAATGCTAAATTCGTCTTCCTCGACGCCCCCCTCTATAAAACCACAGCACAGGCTAGCCAAGAAGAGAGCTATTCGTCGTAGGCGGATCGACTTGAACTGCGGCTGTTCCATATTCCTTCACATCAACTGCGCCGATCATGGATTCACTCACAGGGGAGAACATCACTGCGTCTCAGGCAGAGAATTCCGTTTTTATTTGGGAGGTTCCAAATCCCCTCTATTTCAAGATGTGCCGAGTAGAGGACCCATTATACACAACGAGCAGGGTCTATCACATACAAATCCGGTTCAATTACAACATCAGGAAGGCGCTGAATCTACGCAAAGCATTCCTGAACTTCCAAGTTTGGACGACATCAGTTCGAGCTTCTGGGACGACTTATTTAAGTAGATTCAGGCATTTGGTCTTATTGTACTTAGATAGGTTAGGCGTAGTTGGTCTTAATAATGTAATTAGAGCTGTTCGTTATGCAACAGACAAATGCTATGTAACTGATGTACTCGAATCTCATGAAATAAAATTCAATTTTTATTAATTTGTTATCGAATCATAAAAATAGATCCGAATTTTCAATGTCGCATATACAGGATTAGAAGCATGAGTACATGCCATATACAATAACAACGCGTTCTCCGTATGATTCTCGTATTTCCCTGCTTCCTGATGGTTGTACACTACATGGTTGTTGACCTTCCAAAATCGCTTGACCAATGCCTGCTCGTTGCTGGCGTACTGTCCACCCGTGACCTTAGCATAGAACTTGTGCATGACTTGAAAACGATCGCGGAGATCGTTCTTGACAGTAGCTGTACTAGGCTCGTTGTCGAACATGTTGAACACCTGCCCAAAATCCATAGGCGTCCCATACGGTCTACGGTCTCGGACCAACCAGAACATGACACTGTTCGTGTGGTTCTTCAGCTTGATGTTTTCGTCCATCCAAATCTTCCCTAATATGTACACAGATTTGACGCAAAAACGTTTCCCCACACGATGGGTTATACCGTTACCACGAGTCACGTCGGATATACACATCACCTTACCAACATGGGAAACGTCGTGCCGCTGCTCATAAGACTGGACTTTGCATGGGCCTTCACAGCCCTTCGGAACATCGGGCCCTCTCACTGTTCGATATATCCTGGGCTTTCTGTACATGGGCCTATTAACCCACGCAGCGGCCTTGTCTAATTTAGGACCACCACGGGGGGAATAATTGACAGAGCGCGAAACCTTGGGGGTCCCCGCCATTAATCGCCATGGGGCATCTCTCTTAACCATTTCAAATTAAAGTTATAACTCTGTCAATAATGGTCCTAAATATATAGGGACCACAACTTAACGAATAAGTTAAAATATCTAGACTCGTCAGACGCAATATGATTGGTCAGCTTTGTTAAAGTGGTCCCATATCAAAAGAAATGCGTTTGGGCCTGGGCCGAGAACGGAGGACTCCAAAAAAATCGCGGCCATCCGGT